CAGGTTCGCCTCCCACGCCTCCTGCGCCGCGACCTGCCGCTCGAGCTCGGCGAGATACTCGTCGACGGTCAGCGCGACCGAGTCGACGAAGTCCTCCCACGATGCCTTACCCGAGCCGGTCGCCTCGGCGGTCGACTCGGCCGTCTCCCGCTCGGCCTGCTCCTTCGCCGCCAGGGCCGTGTCGTACGCGCCGGTGAACGAAATGAACTCGGACGCCGCCCCGGACCACGCGTCGAGCATCTCCTGCGCCGCCTTCGCGGCGTCGTCGCCGGTGAGCTCGAACTGTGCCGCTAGATCGGCGAGGGAATCCTCGAGCGGGTCGGCCGTCTCAGCGGCGAGTTGCTGCTCGGCGGACACGGCCTTGAGGGCGTCGCGGTACTCGGGCAGCCTCGACCGCAGATCCTCGACGCTGCCGCCAGCTTCCTGCCATCGAGCGGCCAGCGCCGCGAATGCCTCCTCGGCGGCCTCGGCCTCGCCGCCCTGCACGAGCCCGGTCAGGGCCTTGTCGACTGACTCGAGCTCGGCGGCGAGTTCGTCGGCGGCCTTGCGAACGCCGCCGATGGTGAACACGTTCGTCTTGAGTTGCTGCCAGAAATCGCCCTCGCCGAGCCGCTCGAACTTCTCGATCAGCCCGTCGATGGTGCCGGTCACTTCGCCGGTTCGCAGCTTGAGCAGGGCGTCGGTCATCTCACCGACGCCGGTCGCGCTGTCCAGGGTCGCCCGGTAGACGAGCTCGGCTGCGGCGACCAGGGCCAGCAGCCCGGCGGCGAGGCTGGCGATCTGCCCGGCGGTGATCATGGCACCGGCGGCGACGCGGTGCGCGGCGGCGAACTCGAGGAATAGCTCCTTGGCGGCCAAGATCCGGGGTGCGAGCAGCAGCAGGGCACCGCCGGCGAGGCTGGCCGCGCCAGCCACGAGGGCGAGCATGGTCGCGGCGGACTTGATCGGGGCGGGCAGATCGGACAGCCAGCCGACGAAGTCGGCACCGACCTCGGCGAGCTTCGCCACCGCTGGCAGGAGGACGCCGCCGATGTCGATGCCGAAGTCGACGACGGCGTTGCGGGCGATCTGGATCTTCGCCTGCGCGGTGTCGAACCGCTTCTCGGCCTCCTCGACCAGGGCGGTGTTCTCCTCCCACGCCCGAGTGCCCATGTCGAGGGAGTCGGTGAGCAGGTCACCCGCGCTGGACAGCCGCAGCAGCGCGTCACGGACGCGGATCTCGCCGAGGCCGAGCTTGTCGAGGACGGCGAACACGTTCCCGCCGGACTCGGAGATCCGGCCCAGTCCCTGCACGAAGGCGGCGATCGCGGCCGCCGGATCTTCGCGGAACGCCGCCGCGAACTCGGCCGCCGACATGCCAGCGACCCGGGCGAACTCCTCGACCGAATCGCCCCCAGCCTGGACCGACTTCGAGATGTTGATCATTACTCGGGAGACGGCTGATCCGCCGGCCTCGGCGTCGATGCCGACCGAGGCGACCGCGTTCGCGAAGCCGAGGACCTCGGCCTCGGACAGGCCGATGACGTGCCCCGCGCCAGCGATCCGCTGCGCCAGCAGGATGATCTCCCGCTCCGTCGACGCCCCGTTGTTGCCGAGTTCGACCAGTGCCGCGCCCAGCCGGCCCACCTCGCCCGGGGCGGTCCTCATCACGTTCATCATCTGCGCGATCGCGACCGCTGCCTCGTTCGCTGACAGGTTGGTCGTCTCACCGAGCATGACCATGACGCGGGTGAACCCGGCGATGTTCTCCCGCTGCACACCGAGCGCGCCGGCGGCCTCGGCGACGGCGGCGATCTCCCGGTGGCTGGCTGGCAGTGTCGTCGCCAGTTGCCGCAGTTGCGCCTCGAGCTCGGCTAGTTGCTCGGGGCTGCCCTCGACCGTCTTACGGACCCCGGCCCACGCCGACTCCCAGTCGATGGCCGCCTTCGTGGCCATCGCGAGGCCGGCGAGGGTGGCAGCGCCGAAGGCGACCATGCCGCGCCCGAGCAGGGTCATCTGCTGGGCGCGGCGTTCGTTCAGCAGCCGGTCGAGTTGCGCGGCGGCGACATCGGTGCGCCGCAGCTGCATCTCGAGGTTCATCATCGACCGGGCGGCGCGATTGACTTCCCGCTCGAGCTTCGCGGACTCGGCGTCGATGGTGACCATCAGATCAGCGGTGGCCATCGACACCCCCTCGGGTTAGCCGGGTTGGCGTCGGATCAGGCCGATCTGCAACCCGGGCATCAGTTCGGACCGGGAGAACTTCATCCCGGCGACTTTCTCGTCGGCCGACTTCGTCGCCGCAGCGATCAGTGAGCAGCCCTTGCAGATCGACTCGCGGATCCCGTACGCGTCCGGGTCGAGTTCCCACTCCCAGGCCGCCGTGCCGCAGCTACGGCATCGCAGGTTCTGCTCGGCCTGCCAGCCGAGGGCGGCGACCTGATCGTCGATCGACCAGCCGAGGAACGTCGACAGCGGGATCCCCTTCGGCCCGCAGTAGTTCATCCGGGCCCGGTAGAGCGCGTCGTGCCTCAGGCGAAAGGGATCCCCGGTGCGGGGCCCTCCTGGGTGGCGCGGACGACGGCGGTCAGCAGGGCGTTCTTTTCGCCGGCGGTCCACTTCCCCGGCTCGGCGAGCTCGGTCGCCCACTCGGCCTCGGTCAGGTCCGAGTCGACGACGACGAGTTCAAGTGCGGCGGGTAGCCAGGTCGCTTTGTTGATCGACCGGCGCTCGTCCTCGCCCATCTCCTTGTTCTTGATCGCGGCGTCGTCCTCGGCGATCTGCTCGGCGGTGGCCGGGTGCGCCGAGTTCAACGCGTCGCGTTCCTCCTCGGACAGGCCGCGGACCACGATCGTCGTCGAGTGCTTGTCGAGGGCCCGCTGCGCGCGGCGTTCCCAGTTGCGGGCCTTCTGGATGGCGTCAGCGTTCCCGGTCAGTTGGGCGATCTGCATCGCCTGCTTCGCCTGATCGAGGTCGCCCTGCGCCCGCTCACCCTCCGGTCCGAGAGGCAGTTGCACCTTCCGCCGGGCGGCGCGCTTGCGAGCCAACTGCTCGCGCAGCGTCGTCGGTGCCTTGCCGTTGCCGCCGGCGGTCACGACTTCCGCTCCCGCATCCGCCGCCAGTTCCCGTCGCCCATCGTCTCGACGACGTAGCAGGCGATGTCCCACAGGGTCGCCCCACGCGGGTCGGCCGGCCCGTGTTCGTCGAGGCGGCGGACCGCCATCCCCATCAGGGTGCGGCCGACCTCGGACAGCGTCTCGAGGCGAACGACGGCCCTCGGGTCGGCCGGATCCGGTGGCAGCGGAACGGTGAGGGGTCGCCGCTTGTGGCGGCGTCGCAGTGCGAGCAACGGGAAAGCCTCTCTGTGACGGGGACCAGGGCCCCTCCGACCGGTCGACGGTCCCCGTCGCGGGTCGAACCGGCCGGAGGGACAACTATGTCTGACGTAGGTCAGACCTATGTCTCGGTCGGAAGGTCGATCTTCCGGGGCGCGCCGAGCGTACCGAAGCCGACGACGCCCATCGCGCCACCGGTCATCGCCGAGGTGGGCAGCACGACCGACACCTCGACCTTCCACACCCATGCGCGGGCCCCGCCGGTCAGGCCGCGAGGGCACTGCAAGACGTAGCCGTCGTCGCCCTGGGTGAAGAAATCGAGGGAGTCGTCGTCGTCGCTGGCCAGGTAGAACGACAGCGCCGAGTCGTCGACGCTCGACCCGGCTGGCACCTTCGGGTCGACCTGCGAGACGAGGTCGGGGAGCTCGTCGTACCGGGGCGACACGTTGAACCCGTTGATCGCGGCGATCGCGCCGGTCAGCAGCTTGCCCGCGTTGATCTCGGCCTCGGTCGGGATCAGGGTGCCCGCAGCGATGCTCGGGACCCATGCCCAGTCGTAGTTGAACTTGACGCCGAACCGGTCGATGTCGATGCCACCGACCTGCACCGGGGTGAATGCCATCTCGTGCCCTTCTCTCTTGCTCGTGCGGACGGTGGGCGCGACGGGGCCCTAGCGCGTGATGCGATCCGCATCACGCACTACGCGATCGGGGGGGTTGATCAGTCGATGCGCTGGACCTGGACGGTCACCGTGGTGACGCCCGAGTAGGCGATCGAGATCATGCCGGTGGTCGGGTTGCGAAGCCGGGCGACGTCCTTACGACTGATCCGGCACGACTTGGTCGTGCCGTTGGTCACCGGGATGGCGACGTCGGGGTTGAACGCGGTCGCGCCGGGCGGTGACTGGCTGCTCGGGTCGTCGAGGGTGGCGGTGATCAGTGAGCCGCCGCCGTTGATGATCCGCAGCAGGTATGTCGCACCGAGCACGGCGGGGAACACATCACCGCCAGCGGCGGCCGCTGCGGGTGCCGTCTCGACGGTGCCTGCGAGGGTGGGAACGATCGGGGTCAGGGTGGCCATCGGTTACTCCTCGCCGGCGTCGCCGCCGTTCTCGTCGCTGTCGCCGGGCCCGTACTCGGCGATGAGTTGCGTCCGGGTCTTGCCCTCGATCGCCTCGAGGGATGCGCCCCGGTCGAGCGCGTACTGGTGCCAGGCGTCCGTGCTCGCTGACTTCGCCGGCGGTTCTGGCTGCGGAGCCAGCTGCCCTTCGGATTGCACGTCCTCCTCCTCGACGACGTGCCAGCGGTGGCTCAACTCGGCGAGCCGGCTTGGCCGCACCCGCTTACGGGAACCGTCGACGTACTCGACGAGGACACCCTCGTCGGGGACTGGGCGGCTGACCATGATCTGCTCCTCACAGGCGGCGGAACACGTCGTCGATGGCGTCCTGGATCTCGGTGACGGCCATCGGCTGACTTGAGCGGACGCCGGGCATGAACGATGGCCGGATCGGCTGGTCGACCCACGTCTCGGTCCCGTACACCGGGTGCCGGTTGAACCCGGCCCGGTTGTTCGGGAACTCGAGCGGGCGGGCGTGCGGGGCCAGCCTCGAGTCGACGTAGACCAGCACGCCGGAGCTTCGAGGTCCGAACCCGACCCGTTGCTTGACCGCGCCGGGGATCCGGGTCGACCACGAGTAGTTGCCCTGGATCGTCTGCACGACCCGGCCAGCGATCACCCGGACCCGCCGCGACAGCGACATCCGCAGATCCGGCGGCACCTCGCGCAACTGCTCGGCGAACGCCCGCACCTGCGTGTGGTCGATCGAGATCACGCGTGCACCCGGCCCCGGATGACGAAATCGCACTGCACCGAGGGTCCCCGGTCGTCGGTGACCACGTACCACTGCTCGGACGGGATCAACATCACGTCGAGGACTAGGCCGCCGAGCCGCTTCGATGCTCGGCACTCCTCGACCAACCGGGACCGGATCGCGGCGAGGTCGGCGGCGACCTGGCGGCGCTTCCCGGCGATGTCCATGTCGCCGTCCCACGACGAGGCGGTGCACGCGACGACGATCGACTCGATGGTGCCGTAGCTCTCGTCCTCGGTGATGGTGACCGACGCGATCGGTGAGTTGCCCTGCGACGAGTCGAACCCGACCGCGACGATCCGATGGTCGAGGTCCTCGCCCATCCAGCCATCGAGGACCTGCCGGTCGATCAGCGTCTCGTCGATGGCGGCGTGCAGCCGGGTGATGAACTCGTCGACGTGACTCATCCGGTGCCGATCGCGAACGGCTCGGCCTCAGCGGACAGGTAGGTCAGCGCCGAACGGGGGATGACGAACCCGTTCCGGGCCCGCAGTTCCTCGCTCGCCTGGTCGATCTGCTGACCGCGGAAGCCGCGCGTACGCGGACCCTGCTTCGGTCGCCAGTTGTGCTCGGCGATCAGCAGGACCGCCATCTCGAGGCTGACCGGCACCGGGTCGCGGCCCGCCGAATAGACGAGGTCGTAGAGCCCTGCGGGGAGCCGGTAGCCGAGCCCGCCGATGATCCCGGCCTCGGTGTCGACCTCGAGGTCGGCGGTCGCCCACACTTGCCCGTCGAGGACGCGGGTCGCGGTCGTCACGGTTGTGACCGGGGTGTAGGACACGATCAGTCGGCGGTTCTTGTTCGTCGCCCGCCGTTCCGTGAAGCCGCGGACCACGATCGGTCCGACGTTGTGCCACCCCTCCGCAGCCTCGGTCGCCGATTCGAGATAGAAACTGATCTCGCTGGTGTCCTCGGGGACGAGCGTCTTGTCGAGCCGGTTCAGGAACTGCTCGACCTTGACCGGCGAAGGGGTGGCCACGACGGCTTACCGGGTCGAGGTGTCGGCGGCCCGCAGTTCGGTGACGAGATGCGCCCGCTCGAAGTCCGGGTCGAGTTCGACGCCCCGATCGGCGGCGAGCTCGCGGACCTCCTCGAGCCCCATCAGGTCGTAGTTCGCCGGTGCCGGCGTGTCGGCGTCGCGGTGCTTGCGGTCGTGCTCGCGCAACTCGTGCACCAGCTGCGCCTTCTCCACGTCCCGGTTGATCTCGACATCGCGGTCCTTCGCCAGCTTGCGAAGTGCCTCGAGGTCGAGTTCGTCGTACGCCGGGAACGGGTCGACGGCCGTCGCCTCGGGTGTGAGTTGCGTCGAGAGGTCGGCCGCCGAGGCGGCTTCGGCCCTCAGTTCCTCGGCCCGCTTACCCGAGGACTCCTCGGCTCGCACTCGGGCGTCGGCCTCGTCCTGGGCCGCGCCGGCTGCGGTCGCTGCCTCGGTTGCGGCCTTGTCGCGCTGGCCCTTGCTTCCTGCCTCAGCCACTGGATCTTCCCTTCTGGCGGGTGATGGTGACCCCGCTGCCCGTGGGCGGCGCGGCCGGCGGATCGTCCGCCGCATCTTCCGGTTCCGCCTTCGCGGCCCCCTTGCCCCGTTTCGCGGGCAGCAACCCCTCACGACGGGCCTGCTCCTCCGGGATCTGATCACCTCGGGCGTAGGCGAGGAATGCGGCGTCGACATCGCCGGTGGGCACGAGGCGGCGACCGTCCTTCGTGCGCCACAGGTGGCGCTCGATCTTGAACAGCATCAGAGGGTGTCGATCCTGACCCACACCCCGGCCTGGCGCTCGTAGACGAACCCGGTCGAGACGTTCTCGGCGAGCATCCCGTTGACCGCCGTGACGCCGATCGTCGCATCCGTGGGAACGCCCTCGGTCTTGTAGATCCGCTGCTTGAGCCCGGGGTTCGTGGTCTGCGGTGCGACGACGTTCCCACCGGTGACGATGCCCATCGTGTGCCTCCTCCCGCCGGTCGGCTCCCCCGCAGGGGAGGGGGGAGCCGCTGGCGGTTGTCCGGTTTAGACGCTACCGAGCACTAATGATGCTCAGATGCCGGTGACCGTGCAGAAAGCGACCGGCCGGTAGATCACCAGCGCGGCGCGCATGTCGGCGCGGATCGCCTGCTTGCCCTCGACGAAGTACGTCGAGTGCGAGTTGCTGATCTGCACGTCGATCCCCCGGCGGACCGAGAGCTCGGAAAAGTTGGCGAAGTCGCCGACGAGGCCGGTGTTCTCGGTGAGCGCCTGGGCGCGGACCACGCGCAGCCCCCAGATCCGCTCCGGGCCAGCATCCGAGGGGTTGCCCCAGATGTAGAGGCCGTCAGCGGTGCGGAGCAGCCGCACGTCCTGCCAGTCGTTCGGGTGGAACACGGCCGCGTTGGCCATCGCCTGACCGGTGACCTCGACCTTGACGATCGCCTTGTAGACCGCGTCGGGGACCGGGTCGGTGCCCTTCGCCTGGGTCTGGATGCCGACGACGTTCAGGATCCCGCGCAGGTTCGGCGCGGTGCCGTTGCCGGTCAGGATCTGCAAGTCGAGCCGCTGGCGGACCATGAACGGCAGACGGTTGTCGATGACGCCGCGGATCCGTGGCTCGTCCTCGAGTTGCTCGTCGGTGACGGGCAGGAACACGGCGATCTTCCGCACGAGCGAGGTCTGCTCGGTGTACGCGAGCGCGGCTTCCTGGTAGGTGCCACCCTCGGCCGTCTCGGCCGCCGCGTTCGTGAAGGTCGTCTCCTCCATGTACTGCACGGCGGACTGGCTGGTCGTGGTCTGCGGGATGAGTTCGGCGACCTGGATCGGGCGGGTGGCGAACTCGACGAGCCGGTCGGTGCGGGTGACCTCCGGGGCCCAGCCGGCCGAGGTGGTCATCAGCGTCTTGAGGTCGACGTCGATCGTCGCCTCGGGGCCGATCGGGCCCGTCTTGAGCTTGTACGCGTCGGACTCGACGAACAGTTGCCCGAACGACTTCGACCTCGGGGCCCCGTTGCCGGTGCCGCCGGACTGGTCGGCCCCGTCGCCGTTCTCGGATCCGCCGACCTCGTCGGAGGCGCGGGCCCGCTGCGCGGCCTTCTGCACGCCGACGAGGTTGTCGACCTCCTCGCCGAGCTCGGTCGCCTCGTCGTTGAGTTCCCGGATCTTCGCCGACACGTCGTGTGTGGTGCGAGCGCCCGAGAGGTGCTTCGCCTGGATGACCTTGGACAGGTCGATGTCGTCGCCGGCGATCTGGAAGATGTCGGCGAGTTCCTTCCTCTTGGCGTCGAGCTTGCCCTTCGCTTCCTTGAGAGCCGGGAAGTCGGGCACGGTGGCAGTGCTGGTCATGGTGGTCACACCCCTGGTAGCTGCGAGCGGACGAACCGCGCGAACTCGCGGTCGGCTTCCTCTTGGGGCGAGTCGAGCAGGGACTTGGTCTCGCGCTGATCGTCGGCGATCCACTCAAGGACCATGACCGTCGTCGCGCCGAGACTCTTGCCCTTGCCAGCGCGGGTCCGCTTGGTATCCCACACTCGCGCCCGGGCCGTTGACCAGTCCGCCAGGACCACTGCCAACTCGGCGTTGAGCTTGAGAATGCCGCTCTCGCTGCGCATCCCCGGTGCCTCGATGTCCCCGTCGTCAAGGTGACCGGCGAGGTGTGCGTGCACGGCCTCGGCTTCCGCCTCGGTGAGGCCGTGATCGGACTTTAGCAGCCGTCCGACACCGGCGAAGCAGGCGCGGAGATTCGCCTCCTCGTCGGGCCCGTGATGGTGGGCGAAGTCGTACGACTTGACGTCGGCCGGGTCGCCAGCCGGGTTGACGTAGGCGTGGATGGCACGCAGGTCGTCGATGGTCACGTCGTCGGGGATATAGACGCCGGTGTCGGCGAAGTTCCACGCCTTGCGGGTCAGCGCCGTCTCGTGCGGGCGGATCGCGGCCAGGTAGTCAGTCATCGGGCTAGTCCCCTCCTCTGCCGCGTCCCGCGCGGCCTTCGCGGCCAGTGTTCGGGTGCGGATGCCGGCACCCCGCCAGACCGGGGACACCTCGTGCACCTTGAGCCTGCGGAGCGCGTTCGCCTTCCGGCCGTTGACCGTGACCGTCTCCGGGGCGTTGAGCGTGTCGAACCCGTAGGACCATTCCTGCTTCACCCCGCGCGCCTTGATCAGCGCGAACGTCTCCCGGCCCGCCTCCGTCTCCATGTAGAACTGGGCGTCGACGATCGCTTCCTTGCGGGTGGTCCGGATCGTCCCCTCGCCGACCGGGACCCCGCCCATCCACACCTGATGCCCGAACGACGACACGTCGACCTCTGCGCCGTCCTCGAACGCCCCGGGGAAGGTGACATCGCCGTCCTTGTCGATCACGTCGAAGGTGGCGAACACGGCCGACACCTCGCCGAGGTCGTCGGACTTGATCGTCGTCGCCCCGGTGATCGTCTTGGTCTGCATCTTGCCGCCCCTCGTGCTCGTGCTCGCGCTCGGTTCTCTGGCGTAGAGCAGCCGCATCTGCGCCTCGGCCGACTCCCGCGTCTCGTGGCACCGTTCGCGACCCGTTGACAGGTTGACCACGGCCCACGGCCGCGACGGCGGGCAGCTACTGCTGCGCCGAACTCGCCACGGCACGGCCGTTACCGTTCCCGCTGACCTCGCCGCCGCCTTCGGCTGCGGCTGCCCGGCTGGCGATCTGCTGCAACTGCACCGACTCGAGGCCGGTGTGCTTCCCGACCAACTGGCCGAGGTCGTTGGTCTGCAAGTAGGCGACCGCCGCGTCCGGGTCCCAGCCGGCGTCGAACAGCACCCGGAGCACGGAGGCGTTCTGCTGGCGGATGTCGGCCTGCGACTTCTCGTCGTCTTGCAGAAACGCCACGTCGCGGTCGTCGTACCACAGGGACGCGTTCGGGAACGGCGGCTTGAGCAGCGACTGCAACGACGCCGCAGCCATCCGCCACCACGGCCGGAACGTCCGCTTGCCGGTGATCTTCGCGGCGGCGTGGAAGTTGCCCGCGTTCAGCGATGCGCCCTGCATCCCTTCGGACAGGCCGACCACGGTCGGGTGCACGCCGAGGGCGGCCGCGATCCTCGTCTCGCCGGCACCCTGCGTCGCCTTGAAATCCAGCTGCTTGAAGTCGACCGACAGCGGTCGCACATCGGCACCATCGGCGAGGAACAGCGTCTGATACGCCTTGTCGGGGCCCTGATGGGTCTCCTGGAACTTCCGGATCAGGGCGTTGAACTTAGGCGAGGTCGCCGTCTCCTTCGAGATCACCGCGAACTGCGGCGTCGCCCCGTTCTCGAAGAACGACGCCTTGTGCGTGGTGGCCAGCTTGTCCGACCGGATCTCCTCGAGGATCGGGGTCAGCGGCGACATGCCCCGGAACCGCGCATCCGGATCCGGGACCGGCGAGAAATGCGCCACCTCGGCGGGGGTCAGCAGCACTGACTGACTCGAGTACCCGCCGCCCAGCGGTGGCGGCTCGTACAGGTAGCCGACCGCTTGCGCGTCGAGGGCCCGCGGATCCCCCGACTGCGAGTTGACGATGATCTTCACCCAGTCGGGGCGCATCTCGGCGATGCGCAGCCCGGGGCCTCTTGCCGACCTGCCGACCCGGCCGGCGTTGTCAGCGGTGGTCGCGTAGTAGTTGCCCGCCAGCAGCGAGACGACCTCGAGCCGGGTCAGCAGTTCGCCCGTGGTGCCACCCGGCCACGGGTTCTCGAGCAGGGACAACGTCTCGTGGCCGAACAGTTCCTGCGGCCGCCCCTTCGCGAACGTTCGCCACAGGAAGCGGGCCTCGGACAGGACCATCATCCGGAGCAACATACACGCGAACACGGGCCCGTTCGCCTTGTACGCCGCGCCGATGATCCCGGAGTAGTTACCCTCGATCTTCTCGGCCTTGCCCAGCGGCGGCCCCCACGACAGCAGCCCGTAGCGGAGCTCGTCGGCCTCCCAAAACGGCGGCTGCACGAACGACTTCCGCCGCGCCGACATCCGCTCGAGCAGCGCCACCATCAGCGACCACGACCCGAGTCGAACCCGACCGCGAGCGCCAGCCCGAGCCACGACAGGATCCGCCAGGCGAACCCGACCGCCCACCCGGCGGCGAACAGCACGGCCGCGATCGCGGTCAGCAGCGCGTAGCCGCCCCAGTCGATGACGCGCCGGCGTGGCCGCTCATCGGGTGGGACTGGGACCCCGTCGACGACCGGCGGCAGGTATGGGCTGGTCGAGGTCGCCATCGGGCCCCCTTCGCGTGATGTCGATGATCGGCAGGACCGTGCGCACGTCGGCCTGGTAGGAGCACCGTGGCGACAGGTTGAGAGTCGGCCTCG